GCAAACTGCACACAGAAGCGTATTTTTACCTTTTGGGCTACACTAGATGTTGTGGTCAAAACCTACGCACACCACAAGATGTTGGGGTTCAATAAAAATGACAGCAGGCAGACCAGTCAAACCGCTTGAGCAAAAGAAGGCTTTAGGCAACCCAGGCGGAAGGCCACTTCCACAGCCAGCCGAGTTTGTTGAAGGTGGTTACATTGAACCGTTTAGACCGCTTGACTTTGCCGGCGCTCAACTCTGGAACTCTGCGATGCAAACAGGCGGTAACTGGATAGCTCGAAACTCAGACACTCACCTTTTGCTAATGACGTGCGAGCAGCTTGATCGGCGCGAGGAATTGCGTCAGCTAATAATCGAAACTAAAGAGTGGCGCTTGTATAAACAACTACTAGAACTTGAGCGATTGGTGTCAAGCAATCTAAGCCTTCTAGGTTTCACACCATCAGACAGAACCAAGCTCGGACTAGCCGAAGTCAAAACACGCTCAAAGCTAGACGAACTAATCGAGCGAAAGAATAACCGCACTTGATAAAGAGCTGGCCTCCACAATGGTTGACCCCAGTCCCGAAGCTTGAGCTACAAAATGGTGAAGGTCAGTTGGTCATAGACTTTGCCGATGCGTTTGGTGTCATAACTAAGGACTCGGTAGCAGGTAAAGCCGGCGAACCGTTGGTGCTTCGTGAATGGCAAAAAGAACTAATTAGACACGTCTTTGCAGGTGACGGCAACGGCTATCGGAATTCTATAAGTCTCGTGGGCCAGCCTAGGAAGAACGGCAAAAGCGCTCTCGGATCACTTTTTGCCCTGTTTTCTTTGACGCTCGGTGCGCGAGGTGCTGAGGTTTACAGCGTGGCAGCAGAAAAAGAACAAGCTCGCATCGTGTTCGCAGACGCAAAGCGAATGATAGAAGCCAGCCCAGAGCTAAGCGCGATCACAAAGCTTTACCGCGATGCCGTAGAACTACCAGCGACAGGTTCGGTTTACCGAGTTCTCTCCGCTGAGGCTTACTCAAAAGAAGGCCTGAACCCTAGCGCCACAATCTTCGATGAGCTGCACGCACAACCTAACCGCGAACTCTTTGACGTGATGTCTTTGGCAATGGGTTCCAGAGGCCGTCAGTCAACCCTCATAGCCATTACTACGGCAGGAACGCGCTCAGACCAGACAGGCTCAGATTCAATCGCTTACAGCCTCTATAACTACGGCAAGAAAATAGCAACCAAAGAGCTAGAAGATGACACCTTTTTTATGGCATGGTGGGAAGCGCCACCAGAGGCAGATCACCGCAGAGCCGAAACTTGGGCAATGGCTAATCCTGGCTACGATGACATCTGCTCAGCCGAGGACTTTGTTTCTGCCGTCAGGCGCACACCTGAAGCCGAGTTCAAAATCAAACGAACTAACCAATGGATAAACTCCAAGAACGCATGGCTGCCAGCCGGCTCGTGGGATGAGTTAGAAGAATCGTTTGAACTATTACCAACCGACGAATACGTTATGGGCTTTGACGGATCGTGGAAAAACGACAGCACCGCAGTAGTCGCAGTCATTCTGCCACGCACCGAGGATGACGTGTTCAGGGTTTATCGTGTCGCAAGCTGGGAAAAAGACTTCACGCTAGACGATGACTCGTGGATTATTGACAAGGCCGAGGTGAGCAAAACAATCATCGAATACTTTTTCGCAAACCCAAACTGCCGAGAGATTGTCTGCGACCCTGCAATGTGGCAAGACGAGATGTACCAATGGGCTGACGCTGGAATGCCGGTGGTCGAGTATCCAAACACAATCAGCCGTACCGTTCCAGCGACCTCAAAACTTTACGAGGCAATTATGAACAAAAAGATTAGACACGATGGTGACGCTGCCCTTGCGCGACACTTGGACAACTGTATTTTGAAAGTGGACTCGCAACGAGGCGCAAGGATCACAAAGGACTACCGCAACCCAAAGCTGAAAATTGACTTAGCGATAGCATTGCTAATGGCGTATGACAGGGCAAGCGGTAGACTAGAAGAAGTGTTAGTGCCTCAAGTATTTGTTTAGGCGGTAGAATTTGGGAATCTTTGACGGGCTTCGCAGTAAGCGCGCAATCAGCTATCAGTCCATCTGGGGTGCAGGTGATGACTTCAACTCACTCACAAGCCTCTCAGCGACTACGGTAACGAGTGAAACAGCGTTTCAAGTAAACGCAATCTACTCCGCCGTTTCACTTATCAGCGACAGCGTGGCATCGCTTCCGGTTGATACTTACATCCGCAGAGATGGATCACGATACGCATTTAGACCTAGACCAGTTTGGGTTTCACGACCAGACGTGGACACAACCAAAGAAGCCTTTTGGGGCGCAATCATTGTGTCGCTGTTGCTTGACGGTAACGCCTTCATTCGTATCTACTCAAATGACGCTGGCGAAATTATCAACCTGAATGTTCTCAACCCTCACAAGGTAAAGATTCACCGTAACGGTTTGGGTCGGGTTATGTTCGAGGTCGAGGGCGAAACCGAAATGCTTTCCAGCGATCAGGTTGTATTTATTCCAGACGTGGTTAGACCAGGACACATCCGAGGCGTTAGCCGCGTGGAAGCACTAAAAGAAAACTGGGGACTAGCGATTGCATTGCAAAGCTACGCTGCCAAGTTCTTTGGCTCAGGCACACAGACTTCAGGCGTTATAGAGTTCCCAGGCAACCTAACCGCAGAGCAAGCCAAGAACCTGCAAGAAGGATTTGACTCTAGGCACAAGGGCTGGGGCAGAGCGCACAAGACCGGCATCATTTCAGGTGGCGCTAAGTATGTTCCGACCTCAGTAGAAAACGACAAAGCTCAGTTCTTGGACTCACGCAGACTAGCCATCGAGGATGTCGCTAGAGCGTTCAACATTCCAAGCAACTTCCTAAACCTGCCAGGCACAAACACCTACTCAAGTGTTGAGCAGAACTCGCTCATGTTCGTGAAGTATTGCTTGCGACCAATAGTCCAGAAACTAGAAACAGCGTTCACGCCATTACTAAGCCGAGTGGCTGGTGGCGAAACTGCGTTCTTGAAGTTCAACCTAGACGGACTTCTACGCGCAGACATCAACTCACGAATGACCGCATACAGCACAGGCTTGCAGTCTGGCTTCTTGACCATCAACGATGTTCGCAGACTTGAGGACTTACAACCAGTTCAAGACCCAAGCGCAGACACCGTTCGGGTTCCACTAGCAAACGTCAACATTGACGCAGCAGATCTAAACGCCACAGACAAGCGAGTGAGCATGGCACAGAAGCTAGTGTTTGCAGGATTCGACCCAAGCGAAGTTCTAAAGACTATGGGACTGCCAAGCATTTCCCACACCGGACTCCCAAGCGTTCAGTTGCAGGGGATTGCACAAGTTGACCCTGAAAACCCTGAGAGCGCATACGAGGTATAACCATGCCAATAACAACAGCGCAATACACGCTTAGCAACGTCACCGCTACGAAAGTAGTGTCTGCCGAAGTTATGCAACAGACTGCTTTGGTTCACAACGGAGAGCATGGCAGCCACATAATCTACTTGGGTGACTCAGGCGTGACATCCTCCAACGGTATGCACTTGGATGCAGAGACCACCCTGACTCTACCGCTCGACCCAGGCAGCGATCTGTGGGCTATCTCATCTCAAAATGGAACCCTACTAACCAAGCTCGTAATAAAGCAGGACTAATGAAAGAGGATAACAATGGCACTGCTACCGGACAGGAACGGCTACATACTGCCGAAGCCAGAGAACTCCCAGACAACTACCGACCAGCCCTTGCCGAAGATGTCCCCGAAGGTCGAGCCTGCGGAAACTGTATCTTCTTCAACGAAGCCAAGCAGTCCGATGACGGAACCAGAGCCTACTGCGAAAAGTGGGAAGATTACGTTGACGGCGGATACTACTGCAACGCATGGCAAGAAAAAGAACAAGTAGAGCAAGGAGCGAATAGCAGGATGCAAACAGTTGCTAAAATAAATGACTATGAGGATAAGCAAGTGAAAGCTACTGAATTACCAAAGGTAGAACAGCGCGTCAACACAACTCAGTTTGAGGTGCGCGAGGAAACAGACGGGATGCACTTCAGCGGATACGCTGCGTTGTTTGACTCACCGTCTGAGCCATTACCGTTCACAGAAAAGATTTCACGCGGAGCGTTCAAGCGATCACTACGCTCACGCAACGACATCAAGTTCCTATGGAACCATGACGCTGGTGAGATTCTTGGCTCTACTAGGGCAGGGACACTAAACCTGAGCGAAGATGACCGAGGGCTAAAAGTTGACGGTCTGCTACCTAACACTTCTAGGGGTCGTGACACAGCCGAGCTACTTAGGCGCGGTGACATTGACGCTATGAGCTTTGGCTTCTCAGTTCCTACCGGCGGTGACACTTGGACTAGTGATGGGGCAGAGCGCACACTTAAGTCAGTAAGACTTCACGAAGTTTCAATCGTTGCGTGGCCAGCTTATGTTGCAACCGCTGGAACGGTATCAGTTCGCAAGCTTGACAAGATAGCCAAGCGAGCAGACGTAGACGCTGAAGCCCTAGCCGATGCCTTGGTCAAAATAGAAGATGGTGCAAACATCACTAGCGATGAGCAGGAAATGCTTAGCCGCGTTATCAGCACTTTGTCACCAGAGCCAGAGGTTGTGGCAGAACCAGAACCCGTTGGTGATCTATCTATGCTAGAACTAAAGAAGAAGAAGCTAGAGCTTCTGATGAAAGGTATCTAATGGCTAACAAAGCGGAAATCAAAAAAACAATTCTCGACATCGCTGGCAACCCGTCAAGCGGTGCGATTGCATCACTAGCCGACAAATGGGCTGAAGCTATTGCCGAGCTAGACCAGAACCCTCGGAGCAAAACCGAGGTGCAGGATGGCGCTCCAACTTCTGCGCTGAAAAAAGAATCTCGTGTAACCAAGCCAGCCGAAATTAGGTAGACCCCCTTTCGCTACCCAAGCTGCCAAGCTCCAAGATTCTTCCCCTCTGGTTTTATTCTTTCCCCAGAGGGGTTTCTTGCGTTTAGGGGTTTGCACTTTTTTTGGTTATACACCTCTGCTATAAACTAGAAGCATCGTATGCGTGTCAACACCTGCGAGAGTCAGTTGAGCGTCAACGCCGCTGCATCCCTATCAAAACTAATAAGGAGACTAAATGTCTGAGTTCATCAAATCTCAGCACGAACTCCGCAACACCCTTATCACACAGGTTCGTGAAGTCATAGACTTTGCCGAGCTAGAGGGTCGCGGACTTGACGCTGCTGAACTATCCAAAATCAACGCAATCGAAGCCGACATCGCAAAGGCTGACGAAACCATTACAGTTGCACAGCGTAACGCAGAGCGTAACGTAGAAGCTTCCGCAGCAGCTAAGGGATTCATTCCTGCTGTTTCAGAAGATCGTTCCGCAACTGACATCTTCCGTTCAATGGCAATGGGAGAACAGCGTGGACACACTTTTGAAAGGCGTTCTGCTCTAGTTCCATCAACTAACACCGTCGGGAAAAGTTTTCTAGACAGGGTTTACGATGTGGCTCGGGAAGCCGGCCCCATGCTCGAGACTTCTGAGATTCTTCAGACCGCTGGTGGAAACGATTTAACCATCCCAACTCTAACCGCTTACTCAGCTATGACCCTAAAGGGTGCAGGCGCAGCGCTTGACGATGTCGAACCGACTTACTCAAGCATCACGCTTGGAAGTTTCAAGATAGGTGGAATAATCCAAGCAGCATCAGAACTAGTAACCGATGCCGGATTTGACCTTGCAAGCCACTTGGCTAACCAAGCTGGACAAGCCATCGGGTATTCTGTGAACGAACTTTTGACCACAGGTACAGGCTCATCACAGCCAAACGGAATTGTCACCGCTTCTGGCGAGGGCAAAGTCGGCTCGACGGGACTAGCAGGTGCGTTCACCGCTGACGACCTAATTGACCTAATCTACTCAGTAGATGGTGCGACTCGCCGTAAGGCAAGCTTTGCGCTTCAGGCCAACACTTCCTCAATCGGTGCAATGCGTAAGCTAAAGGACACCGCTGGAAACTACCTCTACAACATCTCGCAGGTAGGCCCGGGAGGTCAGGACACATTCGCTGGCTTCAATGTATTCGAGAACCCACACATCGCAGACACCGCACTTGATGCAAAGTCTGTCATCGCAGGTTCATTGGACAGCTACAAGGTAAGAATGGCAGGTGGCCTAGATGTCGCTTCGTCAACTGACTTTGCTTTCCAGAACGACCTAACCACTTGGAGATTCACCATGCGTTTTGATGGTGACCTAACTTCGAACACCGAGGTCAAGCACTTCGTTGGTGGCGCAAGCTAATCTAACGATACAGACCGAGACCCCGTCACTTGTAGGTTGGTGGCGGGGTTTCGCTTTGCCCTAAATTAGAGCAACACAGCCAAGCGGTAGAATAGACCTATGGCGATAACAAACGGGTACTGCACGCTAGCACAAATCAAGCGATCCGCAGGCATAGACGATTCAGTAGACGATGAGCTTTTAGAGCTTGCAGTCGAAGCCGCATCACGCGAAATTGACGGCGCTTGTGAGCGTCAGTTCTACCAGACAGCCGCAACGCGTATCTACACACCGCGCGATTCTTACATCACAGACATTGATGATCTAGTTTCGGTCACGACCATAAAGACATCCACAGCAGCAGACGGAACGTTTGACGAAACGTGGACAACCACCGACTATCAGCTAGAGCCACTAAACGGATTGTCTGGCGGTATCGCTACCCCTGCCAATGCAATCAGAGCAGTTGGCGATTACACCTTCCCAACCAGCGGTGGAGAAGCGACAGTGCAGGTGGTCGGCACGTTTGGCTTTGCTTCAGTTCCAACCCAGATAACTCAAGCCACAGTTTTACTAGGCTCTCGTATTTTCAAGCGCAACGATTCACCTCTAGGTGTCGCTGGCTTTGGTGACATCGGCGTTATCAGAGTCGGCAGACTTGATCCAGATGTTGAGGTAATGATTGCACCGTTCAAGAAGGTTCGGTTCGCGTGAGCATCACCGCGATTAGGGATGCCCTAGCAACCAACATTGGAACTATCTCAGGGCTTCGCACCGCTGCCGAAATACCTGACAACCCAAACCCACCGCAGGCTGTTGTTCAACTTCAGTCGGTCAACTATGACGGTGCGTTTCAGAACGGCCTAACAACTTACAACTTCCTCGTTTCAGTTCTAGTCGGCAGAGTAGACGAACGAGGCGCACAAAGACTTCTAGACGGCTACGCATCCTCAACCGGTGCTAGTTCGGTCAAGCTGGCAATCCAATCGGATAAGACGCTAGGTGGTAACGCATACGATGTCAGGGTCACAGACATGACTAACATCGGTGCGGTATTATTAGGAGATGCAACATACCTCGCGGCAGATTTTGTCGTGACCGTTTACGCGAACTAAGGAGAACAACGTGGCAAAGTTTGTCGCTACTGACTACGCAATCGAAATCGGCGGGACTGACTTTAGCTCAAGCCTTGCCGCTGTAACCCTAGACATCACAGTCGAGGAACAGGACACAACAGCATTTGGAGCAACTGCGCGCACGCGTATCGGTGGCTTGCAAGATGCTTCTATCAGCCTTGACTTCCACCAGGACTTCGGAGCTTCATCCATTGACGCAACTCTATTCCCACTTCTGGGAACAGCAGTAGCAGTCACCATCACACCAACATCATCGGCAGTATCGGCAACCAATCCCACATACTCCTGCTCATGCCTTGTCACCCAGTATCAGCCATTTGCGAGCAACATTGGCGATTTAGCCACACTAAGTATCCAATGGCCGGTCACCGGAGCAGTCAGCCGATCTGAATCATAAGGATAAGAAATGCAAACCAACCTACACATAACCTACGCAGATAAGACAACCAAAGAGGTCGCAACTACTCCGGCGGACATTGTTGCTCTTGAACGAACATTCGAGATCAGCATTGCCCGTCTGGGTAGCGACTTCAAAATGACGCACCTTTACTTCTTGGCGTGGAGCGTGGAACACCGCACACACGCAACCGAGCTAGAGTTCGACCCTTGGCTAGAAACCATTGAGGGAGTGGACTCGGAAGTCCCAAAAGCCCAAAAGGGCTAGGGGATGATTCCTACCATTGGCGCATAGCTTGGATAGCTTGCGAAACAGGTATTAGTCCGCTTGATTTGCTCCAGCTAGAACCGCGTATGTTTTGGACAATAGGTCGCTACCTAGAAACCAAAGCCGAGAGGTCACAGCGTAAGCGGTAAACTTGTAGCATAAGGAGCGCAATGATTTCGACAACACCGAGAATTGAAGGCAA